CTAAACCAGAATTTGTAACTTTATTTTAATAAATTTAATTAGTACAAAATTATAAAATAGAAAAGCAGGCCTGTAAAATAAACAGACCTGCTAATCTAATTTTTTACTTCTTTGCTGCTGGCTTCTTGGCAGCCTTCTTTGCGGTCTTCTTAACAACCTTAGCAGTCTTAACTGCTTTGTCTACTTCTTCTACAGATGGCATTTTGCCGAATGCAGGATCGTTAGGGTTGGCTGCTCTCAATGCTACGGGGATTAGTGCTCCAAGTAGTGAGTATGCTAGTGTCTGTGGATCTGTAACTCCAGAAGCATACATTGCTGTTGCTGCTCCAAGTACTGATCTTCCGTATGACGCCAGTGCGTTTTTGATTTGTTGATTCATAATTTTCCTCCTAGGATATTATTTTTGTTAGTACTGTAAAGCCAATCCATAGACCAATAATTCCTGCGACTCCCGCAAAAACTGGTGGTGCTGGGACTGGCAATTTGAATGCAGCAAATACTACACCACATCCAAAACCTGTTAGTATTGATAAAAAAACATCTTTCATCATTTTAACCAATTGACCATAGAATACCTGGTCCCTTTCGTTATCTCTTTTACATTATGGTTATACATATAGTTTGCTGGGAACAACGCCAATTGATTTGCTTTTGGCTTAATCTCAACATTAAATCGTGGAAAAACAATTTCTCCACCTTCATAGTCATCGTTAAAATAATAGACTATAGAAACTTTTCTTGTCATAAATAGTCCATCGTCTACGTGATCTATAAAAAAATTGCCCTCGTTATATTTTAAAATTTCATAATCTTCTTTTTGTGTAACTGGCACACGAAAGTCTTGTGTATATCTTTCATAGGCTAGTTTAAAGTCTCTATCAAATCTGTCAAAAATTCGCTCATGAAGAATTTCTGTTTCTGTTGGATTTAATGCATCAGCCAACCCACGTCTACGAACATTGTCAATATACATTGTGCTCATTGCTTTTTTGTCTAAATCTTCATCTATTTTTTTATTTGTATCTGACTGCCAAAAAAGTTTGCCATTAGAAACATAATCTTCTATAGTCTCTATATATTTTTTACCATTGCCAATATTATTTATTAAGACAATTCCTGGACCAATTTCATTCCACTCCATAATTAAGACTCTTTCACTATTTGTAAAATTAAATCCAATAATCTTTTATCAAAATGTGCATGACCGCTTGCTAAAGGCTCTAAAAGTGTTGATAAATTTTTACTAATTTTTTCTCTGACTTTTTGTTCGTATGTAAATAATATCATTTCTGATATCTGTTCATTTGATAAATCACTCATGTATTAATTCTACCATAGTCTTCTGGAAGCAAAGCAATAAGTTCTTTATAGGCTTTAGATATTTCCCCCATACCTTGATCTAATGGTGTAGACATAGCAGAACCATACTCGTCCCAATAGTCTATGGCAGGACCAGCATCAGAAACAAATCTAATTAATGATGCTTGAACATTTTCTATATATTCATAGGCCCAGTCCCTAGAATCTGAAATAAATTTTAAAAATGCCTCATCTGTTTGCTGCTTATCTGTTTTACTTTGAGTGCTTAGAGAGTCTTGCATTACTAATAGACTTAAAGTGCTTGCAAGTATTTTACGATTCTTTTTTAATTGTAACATATATAACAACAAAAAAAGCAATGTTGAAAATAAAAGTGTTGCTATGAGCACCGACTCAATCATAATTCTTTTCCACCTTCTCTAACAAGTAACACAATTGCCCCGTTATCTTCTAAGGCTTTTTTTACACGAATCATATATTCTATTGCCTCTCTTTTCATTTCTACCGTTTCCAAAGACATAAAATCTTTTTCTTTAGCCTTTACGGTTAAGAAATTATCATTATCTATAATTTGCAAAGAAAAATTTTTAGGAGCATTAAGCGATCTAAACGCCCTCTTCATTGAATCTGTATACATATTACTCCATTGTTAAAGACTGCCAGGTTTGAGCCCAGTCTGATTTATCTTTATGACTTGAAAACTCTTTAGATAGTTGTCCATTTTCTAGGTATACTCCACCCCAGATTCCCCATTCTTTTTGAGAAACTCCAACAGCAAAACACATTTTTAAAACTGGACACTCAGAACACAACTTATCTATTGCTGGACGAAGTGATTCATTTTCTTCGTATTTTTCAAAAAATAAATTTGTGTCGTAGTGTAAGCACAAAGCATCATCTTTCCATTGATCTTTTGCCATCTATGCTACATACTTGTCTGGAATTTTCCAGCCTTCACGAGAAGGACTAAAGACTTTCTTTATATGCCAAGAATTGTTTTTAAAAAATCCAAACTTTGATGACCAAGCAGTATCTGATTTAATTATTTCAACCACATTCCAACCATCCCAAAATAAAGATTTGTTATTTAAAACTATTTTTTCTATTTGATCAAGTGACTTAACTGTTTTCATTTTTTTATCCATCCTTTAGGGCACTTTGGACTAAATCCTGTTACCTTTTTTGTTAACTTGTTTCTATAACAAGTTATTGATATTTCTTTTTTTATTTTTGTATTAACACTTACAACTAAAACCTCTACTCTGGCGATCTCTGGCACTGGTATAGGTTCTTGTGTAGGCACAAAAGTTGGCTTAGCAATAGGTGTTGGTAAAGGCTTATCTATGTTGGGGATTAAATACATATATTGATATATTAGCGTAGACATCCCCCCATTTCCTACCTCTGTAAGACCACAGCCATTTCCTGTATTCATCACACTAACAATCTTTTCTCCACTGTATACTGGCCCACCTGAGTCACCAGAGCAGGGGGCATTTTTTAAATCCTCAGTAAACGAAAGTATTTTGTCCTCAGTTGGGTAACTTGCCCATTGCTCAGAACCACTAATTGTTTTAAATCTTCCTAAACTATTTATTTTTTTAGGATTACCACTTCTTCCATTATAATTTTCTTTTCCATAACCGTAAAGAACTAATGGAGACTTACCTGTTTTAATAGTTTCAACATCTTCTTTGCTGGCAATTTCGACATGATAGTTTGAAACAACATCTTCGTCAAACATAACAAAAACAAAGTCATTTTGTAATCCACTTAAATCTTGTATTTCTGGATTCCAAGACCATTTATATCCTGGAACAAATATTACTTTGGTAACTTTAAAAACTTTAGATTTATTAGTTGCAATTTCTCCAGGCACTAGAGCCCACACGTCTGTCCTATTCAAAAAGCAATGTGCAACAGATACTGCAACACGACTTGAAATCAATGCCCCAGAACAAATTGTTGTGTTAGTGTCTTTATTACTTAGAAATCCAAGAACTTTTACACTACCCTCAGCAGACTCTCCTCCGTATATGGCAAAAGAACTTGGGGCTAATTGAAATAGTAAAAAAAATGATAGAAGTAATGCTTTAGTTTTCATGTTTTCCTTAAAAGTTATATACATTGACATTTAGATTTTTATTTTTTGCATTGTTTATAAACCAAGAAACTGGCTCTTTTGGTTTTGATAAGAAAATAAAATGATCAATTGACTCTGAATTTTCTTTTAACCATTCTGAAGGAACTTTAATTAATTTTATTTTCTTGCCTCTTAACTTCATCCCACGTTCTGATAGGTTTGTAAATTCCATTGCCATCATAATAATATTGTTTGGGCCGTCAGAATACAAGATAAACTCTTTATCTTCATTTTTTAATTCTGAAAGAGCAACAGCCATGGCTCTAAGAAAAACGTTATAGTCTGTAAAACTATTGGTCCCCTGCACTCCGACTATCATCTGACATTCCTTCTCTTAGTCTATCCATTATAAACAGCATCTTATCTAATTGTACCTTATCCATGTGTATCGTGTCAACTTGCTCTGCGGAGTCCTTGTCAATAAGTTCATTTATAAGTGGTGCCTTATAAAATATATTATCTTTAATCCAATAAGCATTATTGTCTAAAATAATAACTTTTATGTTAGTTTTATCGTAATGCATCCTTGATTGTGATCCAGTTTTTAATTTTCTTGATTTTGTGTTTCTGTTACTATAACGATACTGAAGCATTGATTGGCTAACAATAATAGGCTTATTACTTTTTTCTCTATTTATTAAAACATAAACGTAAAAAAGAAGCACAAGTATTACTGTTGTACCGATAGCACCATATAAATTATTCATTAATACTCCCAGACACCAAGTATATCAGTTTTTATTGAAAAGAGCCTTGACTATCTGTTCTACAACGATTCTTTCATCGCTAGGCAAAGATTTTATAGCCAGGGAATCAAAAGACTTTGGACCTAACTTTACTAAAGGGTCTCTGTCTGTTACATCCATGTCAAGAAAACCTTTTTCCCAAAGTTTTAAAGTTACTTCTGAAAAATATGTAGACATATCATCGCTAAGTCTAGAATCTAGTTCTTTAAGCCTTTCTGTAGGCTTGTATAATGTCTCACCAGTTTCAGAATCTTTTCCTGCAAATTCCAAACCACCATTTAAGATTAGTTTATCTACAATATCAAACTCATCCATACTTACTTTCCAGACTTCTTTCTTGCCTTAGCAAGCGCCGAGAAATCTTTTACTTTGGTGTCTCCAAGATATCCCCAAGCATAACCATCATTGATCATCATGTCATTAAGGGATACGGTGTTTCCATCTACATATACCCATCCTAAAATGCGACCATACTTTTCAGATGAGTCCATCTTCTCTGTCTTGATGATAACAGACTTAGCGTCTTTAAGAGACTTCTTTAGGTACTCCTTAGCCTCAAGACCAAGTGCCTTCTCAGCAAGATCCTTTGTGCGAGACTCAGGGGTATCAATACCAGCCAGTCTAACACGAGATGCAAATAGGATGTCAAACCCTAAATCAATAAGAACGTCAATGGTATCTCCATCTACTACGTTCTCTACTTTTCTTACATAGTATTCATACATTATTTTCTCCCCCATTTAACTTTATTCCAACCACGCTCATGGAAGTAATAAAGAATTGTTTTTGTAAATACCTCAAAACTTGCAATAGCACCTGCTGTTATTGGCTCTTTTGTTATTGCCCAAGAGATAACAAAAGTGTCTGCTGTGCCAATGACACGCCATGTAATAGCCTTTAATGCTGATCTTTGTTTAGTTACTTTCAAATTCCCATCTCCTTACGCTTTTGCGTGGCAGAAATAGCATGAATGTCTGCTCCCAAATCTACTTGTTCAATCTTATACCCTACATCACGACCATAAACAATGTTAGTAATGTTAGGTAATCTTAATACTAATGCTCCATCCATAAATTCATCCTTGGCAATATATTCTTTTACCTGATCAAACTTAAGAGGATCTTTTTCACTTGTGTTGTAGGTATTACGGACTCCAAGTAGTACCTGGTCTGTTCTTTTCCCCGCCTCTTTGTAAAGGGCGTGATGGCCTTCGTGCCAGGGCTGGTACCTACCCAGCATAAGTGTTGTAGGTGCAGACCAATCATGAAGGCTAAACTTGTCAATGATATGAGATGCCTTTGCTTCTGCATCCAGATTATGACTAATAAATGATACATCAAACTCTGTTGGTCGTTCAAACATTTTATTGGTGTCTTCAAAACGACCCTCTGCAATTGTGTCCATGAATACCATAATATCTGGCTTACCAAATGCTACACGAGTTAGATCTGTTGGACATACAAAATCTACAATTACTGGAGCAACTCCTTGCTTTGATATGAGTCTTGCCATCTCACCCATACGACGAGCCTGCTCAAGCCTATCCTCTGGTGCAAAGCCTAAATCTGAATTGACTGTTGCACGAACTTCGTCTGCATTAAGATGAATAGCGTTAATACGTTCTTTGAGTGCCTTTGCTAATTCTGTTTTACCAGAACCTGGCAGTCCTATAATCTGAATAATCATAATTATCCAGAAGTTCTAATTGTATAATTTTCCATCTTTTTGTTAAATTCTGAAAGCATATATTCTGCTGCAGAATCTATTGTTGTAATAGAATGAATTCTTAAGTCATAGTCTTCTACTTCTGGCTCTTCCCAGTAGTCAAGTCTTTGCATCTCATCCTTACTATGGTCATCAACATTATGAACAACTCTTTCAGTATACCCAGGAAGTGTATGAAATTGATCATGTGCTATTGTGTCTACATATACAGAGAAGTCTGGAACCTGTCGTCCGCCTTCGATACGGTACTGCTCTCTTGATTCTGCCGTTGCAAAGTATCCGCTAGTCACAATATGACCACGGTCATTGCGGTCATATGCCTTTGCTACAACACGCAGCCATCTGGCCTGTTGTGGCTGTAGATGACCCATTGGAAGGTCTCTGCTATCTAGATACCAAGCATCAATTTTTTTTGCAAATGCTCTGCCAATCTTTTCTCTGGTATCTACATCCATACCCATCATTTGAATAATCATGTTTCTTCCTTAACTAATTTTTTTCGCTCATCAACAATATTAATCATAAAAGACATCATATTTTTATACCCATCTGGAATTGCCATAATTTTATTGTAGTGGTGCCCACAAAATAAAAGATCTCCTGTTATTCCAGTAACCTTAACTAAGGCTTCAGCATTACATCTATCACATCTGTCTAAAGGCGAAAGTATCCATTCTTGCTTTACATCATCTTTAATCATTGTAAACATATTATACCTTCCGATTGTCAGTGGAATAAAATCCACTACCGTTGAAAACTGCTCCTACATTAGAGTATACACGAACTAAAGGAGAATTGCAAGTCTCACATTTATATCCAGGATCATCTTGCTTAATAGATCTTTCTTTGGTATATCTTTTTGCACATGGCATACAATCATATTCGTACAGTGCCATATGTTACTTCTTCTTTTTTGCTTTTACTGTCCAGATTGGTGCATTGAGTAAGTCCCCGCCCCATTCGTATCCAAGCAATTTTACTACTGCTCTAATAATTTTAATACGCATTATTTAATCTCCTTTCCAAATTTTGCCCACACTCTTTCATGAAGAAAGTAGCCAATCATTTCGCAACCTGTATAAATAATTGCAAATGTACCAGCATATTCCCAATGGGCCTCGCCAGTAATAGCCTTTTCAAAGAAATAGACTAGTGTGCCAACAAACCCAATATGAACTGCTGGCCATGTTAATGCTTTATATGTACTTCTTTTATTTGATTCCATTATGCTGTAACCTGAGACTTTCCGCCACCAGAAGGCTTTTTTGCTACTGGCTTTGCTGCTTTCTTTGCAGCATCTGCAGTTGTAGTCTTAACGGGTGTTGCTGCTAACTTGTTTAGTAGTGGAGAATTTTCTTCACCAGTGTAAACTGGGCGACCCCAACCAACAACAGCGTTAACTAACTTCTTCTTGTTATTCTTTACATAACCACGAGTCTTCTCTACACACATTCCACCGTTGCGCTGATCTCCCTTTGCAGTTCCTGAAGTGTTTCCTTCAATAACTTGGATTGTTCCATCGCCATTGTTCTTAATGCAAAGACCAACATGTGAAATACGATTTACACCATCTTCTGGGAAATCAAAATAGATCCAGTCTCCTGCTTGTGGATCGTCATTACGAGCATCTGACCAACGCTCAGCCTTCTTAAACCAATCTGCTGCTGCTACTGTTGACGCAGACTTTGGAAATGATTTTACTCCCGCAGTAAATGCTGACCAAGAAACAAATGATTGGCACCATGGCTGAAAGTTTACCTTAATCCATGCACCGTACTTTGTTTCATTATCTTTAGGGCCTTCAATTGTGCCCACTTCCTTTTTTGCAACCTCAATAATTGCTTCTAGACTACCTTTTGCTGCCATGATTAAATCACCTTTACTTTTTCTTTTTTGGAGTAATTTTTTTTATAATTTTTGCAACAGGCGTATTCCATTTTTTTGCCTGCATAATTGCTTCTTTTCTATCATCTACTGAATCAACAGCAACAGGTTCTGCTTTTACTTCTGCTTCTTTTGCTGCAGCATCTTTCCAAGCCTTGGCTCTTAAGACTGCTTCTTGTCTGTCATCTGACGGATCTATATTTTTTGTCATTTTTGACCTCCTTTGTATTATCTATTATAGCACCTTACCTACAGATTGTAAAGTTATATTCTTTTTCCCAAGACAAAACGTCATGCTCGTCATTGATTAGTGGCTGCCCTTTAATATTTAAACTGGTATTTAATAGTATAGGAACACCAGTAATTGTGTACCAATTAGATAAAACCTCATAAAGACCTGGGTGTTCTTGTTTATTTACTGTTTGAACCCTTGAGGTTCCATCTTCGTGAACAACAGACGGAATTTTATCTGGCTGCAAACATTTAACCGTATACTGCATGTAAGGGCTTTCAAAATCCATATCAAACCATTTGGAGGCATGCTCAGCCATTATTACAGGAGCAAATGGCCTAAAGAGTTCTCTTTGTTTAATTAGATTTACCTTATCTTTTATGCTTGGATCTCTTGGATCTGCCAGTATGCTTCTATTTCCTAATGCCCTTGGTCCATATTCTGCTCTGCCTGATGCCACTGCCACAACTTTGTCTCTTATTAGTCCTGTTAATATTTCTTTTACTGGATATTCCCCGCCCAAATCGTGACCTAGGTAAGGATCTTTCCACTCAAGATGTTTACCATACAGGGCTGCTGCTGCGCCTAATGAACTTCCAGCATCACCAGGATTTGGCATAATCCAAATCATATCAAAAATATTCCATAGTAATGTATTTGCTGAAGAGTTAAGAGCACACCCACCCATAAATACTAAATTATTTTTACCAGTAAGAGACTTTGCCATACGCATAAACTGATTTAGCCTTTGCTCATAAACTACTTGTACTGCTGCTGCAATATCAAATTTATCTTGTTCTGAAACCCATCCCCAATCAGTAATTCCCTTATGAAAATTATATTTTTGCTCATCGTAATTTGGAAAATATGCGTCAACTTTTTTATAATATTTTGTCCAATCTCCGTAAGCAGCCATACCCATCATAATATACTCTTCTTGGTTTGGCATAAGACCAATTAGTTGTGTAAATGCAGAGTAAAACAATCCAAAACTGACTGGATAGTTTTGCTTATACTTAAGTTTAATCTTATCGCCTTCCCCTACCCAAATTGTGGAGGTATTGTATTCACCTATTGCATCAAGAACTACAATAACTGCATCACTAAACGCACTTGTGTAGTATCCTGCAGCAGCATGAGAATAATGATGGCTAAAAGATTTTCTAGGAATTCCATCTATATTAAACCTTGGTTTCCATTCCCCATAACCACCCCTTAAAGCCAGCCTGGAAGCCTTTAAAAGGGACTTTTCGTAATAGGCGATATGATCTGGTGTCCCATACTGTAAAGCATCTTTAATTAAATTATCGTTAATATACCAATCATTTTTTTGTTTGCTATATCTTTCTGCATGCCCTGCAAAAAGTATCTCTCCATCTTTAATTAAAGAAACAGATGCGTCGTGAGATGTTTCATTAATGCCAAGGATTATCATTCATCACCAGTTGAATTTCTTTTTTCGTTAAAAGGTATGTTGTGGTACCAGTTTGGTAAAGCATATCTTGGACCTTTAGTAACTGGATAAACTTCATGAACATAAAGAAAGTTTGATGGGAAGAATAGTACGCTTCCAGCCTTTGGCTTAAACTTTATGCCAGAATGCCTAAACTCAATTTCTCCACCTTCGTAGTCATCATTCAGGTATAGCAATACAGACAAGACGCGACTGCTAATCCCCTGGTCCTGATGTGCTGGAAGATGCCCACTCTTATCATACTTAAGTAAGTGCATCGTGTGCTCTCTAGATTTAATATTTTTTTCTGCAAATGGATATAATTCTGTTGTATAGTGGTTTAATGTTTTTTCTAAGGCTCCAAACAACTGTGAAGATATATTTGTTTGTTCATCTTTATAAGCATCTAATGGAGATATGTGTTCAACTTGTGGTATAAATTTTTGCCAACAAAACATTAACTTATTTTCGCCTTCGCCATAGGTCCATGCAACCCAAGGCTTAACTGATGTGTCTTTTGTTTGCTCAAGGTTGTATCTTGAATCTAGATCTTCTATTTGTTTTATTAGTATCTCTGGATTCTCTATTACATTTGTGTAATAAACCATACCAAGATCAAGGACTTCATGATTAAAGGTTGACAAGTGGGTAATCCTTTGCTTTCCATTCATTTTTACCAGGATGAAAATCTGGATCTGCTACTTCAGGAAGACTACTATGCATGTACAATGCAGTAAATCTATTTCCTCGTGTTACAGTTGTTATTCCGTGAATGTATTCTGTTCCTGCACTTGGGAAAAATACAGCAGAATATTGTTTTGGTTGGTACTCAAACTCTTGATTTGGAAAATAAATCTTTCCACCGTCATACTCAGATTCATTATTTAAATACATGATTGTGCTCCACTCAATGAATGGCTCTGGGCCCTGTGCATCAATATGCATACCACCTTTGGTACCTGTTGCCCAATGAGATCCAAATGCTTTAAAAACATAAATGTCATTTTTAAATCCATTAAGTTCCTTGTGAATTTCATTAGATTTGTGGCCATACTTTATTAATATGTTCATTACCATATCGTTGTATGGAAGAGATGTACCGCCAAATCTTTTTGCATAATACTCTGGGTATGGATTTCTGATTGCCTTTGAATCTAACTGCTGATCGATCAGGGTTTGGGCATCTTCTGGATCAATAAAATTATCTATAACTACTATTCTATGCATATTTTCCTCCTAATTAATTATACCACTAGTGAATTGCTTTAGTTCTTGCAACAAATCGCCTTGCATCTACAGAGTTAAAGTTCATGTTGGCTGGGTCATAAGAAACATCGTTTGTTTGAAAGGGCAAACTATTAATATTTAAAAAATCTATCTTGTGAAAATCTGAAAAATCTTTAACGGACCTAGACCAGGAGGATCCATCGTTAAAACTATTTGATCCAGTATGAAGTAATTGAACCACTTCATTGTAATTATGATTAATTGAAAACGGAACATAAAGTTCTTCTATTGTGGACTTGCCAACCTTTGTTATGGTTTGTGATGGAGAACAATAAATATCAGTTCCAGAAGCAAAAACACTTAGCGACAACGCTTCCTCTTCTCCATTATATTTTAGGTAGGTTGGATATGCAAACTTTTTAAAATTATCTTTTTCAAAGAAAATAAAATCTCTGTCTATAAAATTTGTTAAAGCAAAGGACTCTGATTCTGTTAATGATTTTTTTAAATAAAATAATGAGTCGTGGGATATTGAGACCTTTTTGTTTCCAGAAACAACAGCATTTGTTTTAACAACAAAATTTATTAGTTCTTCATCCCAATCCTTATTTAATAAAACATTATCTCCAAGAATTAGTATGTATTTTGATTTAGAATGATTAACTGCATCATTTTTATAGAATAATGGTGAAACTTGAATATCCCAAAAAATATGGTTATAGTATAAATTTGGAAAATCGGCAAACAGTTTTTCCCTTACTAATGGGTGTTGGTCCATCAGAACAACATTGATTTTCCTTTTTCCACTACAGTTTGCTATAACAGAACTAATTACATCCTTTACTAACTTACCCTTGTATGAATATATAATTACATCTATATCATTCATCGTCATGGGATACGTCCTTAGTTTTTTTACCTTTTAATCCAAAAGATTTTTTAATCCATGCAACTTCTTTGTAGTATCCGTACAACCTAGATCTTCTATTTT